AGCCATTTATATGACTGTGCGGACATAGTTTGTAACTGTGCCGCAGACTTTGCTTGTGCTAGTTGTGTAAGAGTAGATGCCATTGCAATATTTAGTTGAGTCCTAGATGAGTTTCTGTTATAATCTTAAACTCCCAACCTCTGTCCTTACAATACTCATGAGCTGCTTTCCACTTGGCCTGATTGACACCGTAGGTGGTAACTTCAGTAATGTATTGTTTGGTTATGCGTTTTCTTTGTGCAGGAGGTTTGGTTTGTGCTTCAGGTTTGACCTCGATAATCAGAGTTCGATCTTTAGTTTTGACGATAAAATCTGGGAAGTACCGATGAAAACGACCATCTACAGGTGATTTGTAGGGAATGATAAGTTCTTCAGACCCCCATTCAAGTATGTCTGGATTTCGGTCTAACCAATCCATTACCTTGCACTCCCAACTGGAACGGTAAATGATGTTTTTATGGTCTCCGATATACTTTTTTGGGTTTCTAGGTGTAAAACGTCCTGAGTAAGCCATATAAATATATATGTCCCTTTCCATCAAAAAATAAAATGGCTACAATAACTAATTTTGATATTACTTCTATACCTGAACAATCGACTTCTGGTCCACTAAGTTCATTGCAATTTAATCCATATCAGGTTCAAATATTAAAATATCCTCAGGATTTAGGGGCAAATCCTGCAAGAATACATTATGTAAAGTTTCAAATCAATCTATTAGAAACCTCAAAGTATTCTGCAATACCAAGTGGTAGTAATGTTAACACCACAGAAAAGTTTTTCACTTTTGGTCCAGTTTTACCAAATGTAAAGTTTCAAATAACACCACCAAGAAAAACATTAGCAACTGAAATATCGTTATACACACCCGATACAATTCAGGCAAACTATACAAACTCATATCAAGAAGATAATCTGAATGATTATTCTATACCAAAATATGGCCAACTGGCCGCTGGTCTGGTTGATGCCGATGGTAATTTGAAAAAAGATGTATCTATTAATCCACTTTCTATGTCACCAGAAATCTTGGCAGCATTGAGAGATAATTTAAGTGGTTCTGTACCAGTAGATATACTTTTAAAAGGTAAAGGTTTTGCAGTTAACCCACAAGTTCAGTTACTATTTAAAGCAACTGCATTGAGGTCGTTTCAGATGTCTTTCTTGTTTACACCATATAGTCAAGATGAAGCAAAATCGGTTGCTAACATAATCAAACAATTTAAATTCCATGCAGCACCAGAAATTGGTGGTGGTGCAACAAGTCAAGGTGGTGCATTTTTTATACCACCATCAACATTCGATATTTCTTTTTGGCACGGTTCACAACAAAACACAAGTATTCATAGAATTGGTGAGAGTGTATTGGAAAGTATTGATGTTGACTATGCAACAAATGGTTGGGTTACTTTCCCTGATGGTTCACCTGTTCAGACACGTTTGACTTTGAATTTCAAAGAATTGGATGTTATCGACAAAGAAAAAATACAACAAGGTTATTAATGTTATACTTTCAAACTTTACCAAAAATATCATATCCGGATGGTCGTGGCAATAAAATTGTCATGACAGATTTATTAACTAGAGTTTATCTTGTATCTCAGTTAATAAAAGATCCAATAAATTACTATTCTTATGAAGTAAAAGATGGTGAAACACCAGAGATTGTTGCAGACAAATATTATGGTGCTTCAGAGAATTATTGGTTAGTTATGTTGGCCAATCAGATAAATGATCCACAATGGGATTGGCCACTGTCACAATATAATTTTAATGCTCACATAATAGACAAGTATGGTTCACAAGAGAACACACAACTAATACATCATTACGAAAAGATATTGACAACAACAAATGTTTTAAGTAATGTTAGTGAAGTTTCTCGTGTACAAATTAGTCAAAGTGAGTATAATACATTGATTGTAAAAAGTTCACAATATACATTGCCTTCTGGTGAACAAGTGGTATTTACTGTAGATAAAGCAGCAATATCAAACTATCAATATGAATTAGAATTGAATGAATCTAAAAGATCAATTAGTTTAATCAACAAGAATATTGCTGGTGATATACAAAGACAATTTAGATCATTATTTGGAGTATTCATATAATGGATAATAAATTTGGAATTATAGAACCACAACAATTTAATATTGAAGAGGTTCTATTAATTACATCAGATGGTACTGGTATATCGTTAAAACCTTCTATGTTAGAGTTGGCGATATATGAAGATTTATTCTCTCCTGCATTGACTGGCCATGTTGCATTGACTGATGCAGCAGGTTTTATTGAATCTTTTAATATTACCGGTTTTAATTATATCAATATATCATTTAGTAAGACATCACCTGATGATCCAACACAATATCAAAAATATTTTAGAATATACAAGATTGGTAAGAATAGTCAGAAAACAAGATCAAATGAAGCATATGTAATCGATTTTTGTAGTGAAGAATTAGTATTAACTCAACAAAAGAAAGTTGCTAGATCGTTCACGAATAGAACAATCAGTGATATAGTTACCACAATTGTTAGAGAAGAATTAAAATCAAATAAGAACATCGATGGAATAGAAAGAACTGAAGGTGTTTACAATTTTGTTATACCAAATAAAAATCCATTCAAGGCCATTTCTTGGTTGTCTAATTATGCCAAACCTGCAAAATTAGGATCAACTTACATTGGCGCTGATATGTTATTCTTTGAAACCAGAAAAGGTTACAATTTCAGATCATTGCAATCAATGTATAAAGATCCGGTATTTGCAGAATACCATTACAGTCCACAAAACGTATCAAGTGATGCACAACAACAAGAAGATTTAGTGTATGGTTTAAAGAGTATGTTAACTTGCAGAATCACAGAACACTTTGATACAATGCGAGGAATAGGCCGTGGATTATTTGCCAATAAAATTATTGGTGTCGATACACTATTAAGACAACAAGTTGTCACTGGTTTTAAATATGATGATTATATTAATGGTAAATTAAATGCTCAAGGTGGAAACAAACCAATTACATTGAACCCATACCCATTAACAAACAATTCTACCAATAAAGATGGTAAAACAGTAAGTGAGATGGTAGATTCAGTTGTCAAGGTTCTTGTTACAAATGGCCAACAAAGAAATAATCCTTTAATCAAAGGTGAACCTACAGTAGTTGGAACTATTGCACCAACCATCGATGCAGAAACATATATTCCATATAGAACTGCACAGATAGGATTGGCCAATTTCATAAAAGTAGAATTTACTATTCCTGGTGATCCACTATTAACAGTTGGTTCTATTGTTAAGTTAAACATTCCATCACTTTCAATCAGTGAAAATAGCAATGAAAAAAGACTGAATAAATATTACTCTGGAAAATATATTGTATCTGCAATAAATCATAAACTAGATTATCGTGGAATATACGTTTGTGTTGTTGAAGCTATAACTGATAGTCTTTCATATCCAAACATAGCGGCCGCACAATCAGGTGCAGGTGATATTGCAAAAGGTATAGGACCGATTGAAGGTGGAGTAACAATTTAATATTTAAAGGGATATAATGAATCCAAATAAAGATTTCATAGGTAAAGAAGGTTTTGTGTGGTGGATAGGTGAGATAGTAAATAGAGTTGATCCACTAGGTGTTGGTAGATGCCAAGTTAGAATATTTGGTTGGCACGGTGATGGCACCGCAGAATCTTATGAAAAAATACCACTAACTGATCTGCCGTGGGCACAAGCAATTTATCCTATGAATAGTGGAAACAAAGTTATTATGCCACCTAGAGTTGGAGATTGGGTATTAGGATTCTTTTTAGATGGTATGTCTGGCCAAGCTCCATGTATGTTAGGTGTGTTTCAAGGTTTTAATTCTGCTACCACTGGTGCATAAGGAAATAAAATGGCTATAGTCAATGTTGTCAATCAAGCTTTAGTTTCTCCTGCTGGAGTAACATATACACATAATGGCGTTAGTGAAAATAATCCGCCAAGGGCAGGATTTCTTGGTGATGCTGCTATTGAAGGATTACAATCTATTCCAAACCTTGCAAGAGGAAATTGGGCTTTTAAAATTGGTGATACTGAAGTTATTACAGGTATTACAAATTCTAATAGAAATCAAGTTCATATTTGTGAACCTGTTGGAGTAGTTACACCAAAAAGAACAACAATTCGAAATAGAGATGGTATTGAAGTACCTAATTTAGCATTAGGTGCACCTGGATTAGAATTGTATATAAAATTCAAAGAAAGCACAATAATACAGGATATTTTAAGTGCTATTGCCTCAGCAGAAGCAGCAGCACTAGCAGAATTTAATCCACTATTGACACAAATAAAAAATTTAGGTTTTCAGATTGCACAAAAAATTAGAGAAATCAATAAAATAATTGAAAATTATGTTATTACTGCATTGTTAATTGTTCAAGTAGAACAATATATTAGTCTTTTAATTAAATTTATTACTTCTTTACCGGCAATATTTGCACAAGCTTTAGCTGAATGTTTATCTGCACTTAAAAATGCATTAGGAAATGCACTATCAGCAGCATTTGGTGTAGATACCGGAGGTCTTATAACCGAAATTCGAGCATTACAATCAAATTTATCGTTAGCTGAATCTGCAACACAACAAGTTGTTGCTGGTGCTCAACAAATTATAACAGATATTCAAAATGTACCTACAGGAATTACTAAAGGTGCAGACATACTTTTAAATACTATTAAGAGTTTAAAAAATAGTGGTCCACCAAAACCAACAGTAGTTGTAGCACTTTTTTGAGGAATAATTTATGTCATATAGACTTGGTTTAGGAAGTTATACATTATCTGGAATTCAACCTAAAGGTGAATATCCATACATGAACGCAATTCAATCAGAATCAGGCCATTTTATAATAATGGATGATACACCAGATAATGAATATTTGAGAATTCAACATAATAGATCAAATACTTGGATAACAATGTTACCCAATGATGATATGGATGTTGTTATTGGAGGAAATAGTTTTACAGTTGTTATAAACAATAATGATGTTAATATTCAAGGTGTATGTAATATTAATGTTGGTGCAGATTGTAAACTAAGTGTATCTGGTAGTGTTTTTGCACAGATTGGTGAAAATTTACAAGCAAAAGTCGATGGTGGTGTGTCCGTAGTAGCTGCTGGTGAAGTAAAAGTAACAAGTGGTGGAGATGTTAGCATACAAGCAGGTGGACCTACAAGTTTACTCCCGCCTAACATTACACTAAGTACACCAGGTACAGTAAAAATTAATTCAGACCTAATTGTTAGTGGTTATATTCAAGCAGGTAACGACATTAGTGCTACAGGCCATTTGACCGCAGGTAAAAAGTTGTGGTCAGTTATGGGTATGGAAACTATAGGTGGAATTAACTGTGGATTCTGGACAGGAACACCTGTTCCTCCTGGCCTTATAACTACTATACCTTCAGGTGTAGTAACAACAGGTATAGTAAATGCAAGTGCATTTTATGGTTTAGTATCAGCAGTGGTTATCGATTCAGCTGTCATGCAGATTGACTTCTTAGATGCGATGGCCATGGTCAGGATGTTCTATAATATGCATAGACATACTGCTCCTGCAACAGGAGGAGTAACATCACCAACATTATTACCTGATGGTGGTGTTGGTCCACAAGTAACCGGCGCACCAACTGTAACATTCTAATAATATAATGAGGATAAATTATGACAAATAACACAGCATTTGATAGATTTCAGTATAACTTTGACAGTACAAAATTTGGTTCAGCTGGACAATTAAGTGATGCAGGACAAACAACACTAAATGCATATGCAAATAGTGTACCTATGGCAACTTGGCAAAAAACAGACTTGGCCAATGGTCCAGTTGATAGAAAAACTTACTATAAGAATCCAATATCCAGTAGTTGCATGAATTTGGTAAGTAGTTTAGAAACATTAAATGTGACTGTAAAAAATACTACATTTTCTGCTTCAGGTGCAGCAACAGTTGCTTCACATTTAACTGGTATAACACAAGGACTGAGAAGATTAGAAGTTCAGGCACTAAACACTCATGCAAATAATATCTCAGGAGTAGGAGCAATTAATGCGGATCCAAGTATACCAACTTTAGATGGCATTACTGCAATGGGAAATCAGTTGATTATGCTTCTGAATAAAACAGATGGTATATCAAATACTGTTGGTGCTATGGGTGCAATGACTAGTTTATTTTTGCAACCAGATTTAGATTCATATTCTGCTAATGTACTGAGTTATAATACAGAAATTATTAATAACTCCACATATGGTGGACTTCCACCAGCAAATACTTGTTCTTTATCTGCGGCTAGACTTGAACAGATGAATACTGCATTGAACATAATGAAAGATTATTTGTATTCCAGAAGAAATGGCGATTATACATTTTACCAAACTGGTTTACAGGTTGTAATGGACTTTACTACATTGAACAGATTTTCTAATATGAGTGATTCACAGAAATACTTGGTTAACAATTACATAGGATCAGATAGTTTGAAGGCCAAGTTGGCATCTGCGAATACCTAAAATTCGAAATTTTTCGTTCCGGCCCCAAAAAAACTCCGGCGAGATCCAGGACTTCAAAAAAGCGTTTTACTTTTGCACTAAATATAAAAATGGCAACAATAAAAAAAATATACTCAGACCTGGATCTAACCTTCAACAAGTCACCTGTATCGGGTGATGTCGCCTTGAGTTATGACGATCAAGCAGTAATACGGTCAGTCAGAAACTTACTGTTGACAAACCACTATGAAAGGCCTTTCCAACCGTCTATAGGTTCTAATTTAGATGCACTGTTATTTGAAAATGTCTCTGCTTTAATGGAAAGTACCATTGCCAGAGAGATTGAGAACTGTATCCTTAACTATGAACCTAGAGTACAGATAGATAAAATCACTGTTTCTGCAACGGATGAAGAAAATGGATATAACGTCACGATGTCATTCTTTATAGGAAACAATACCGCACCAACTTCAGTAAATCTTCTATTGCAGAGGACTAGATAATGGCTACCGCCAATAATAATACACAAATCGCAGAGTTAGATTTTAATAATATTAAAACCAGTCTAACTAATTTTCTCAAAAGTCAAGACACTTTTAAAGATTACAATTTTGCTGGTTCTGGTCTGTCAACACTACTTGACGTACTTACCTACAATACTCAATACAATGCATACTATTTGAACATGGTGGCCAATGAGATGTTCATGGACTCCGCATTGCAAAGAAGTTCAGTAGTATCTCATGCAAAAGAATTAGGTTATATACCAAAGTCAGCAATCGCACCTTATGCCACAGTTAATATAAACATTCAAGGTCTAGGTGGAACAGCTGTTAATTTACCAAAATTCTCCACATTCTTATCAGAAGCAGTCAATGGTACACACTATAACTTTGTGACCATGGATTCTTATACACAACCTGTAGTTGCTGGCAATGCAACATTCAGTAACGTAATAATCAAACAAGGTATTCCTGCAACACAAACATTTACCTTAGATGTTACTACAAACCCTAAGGCCTTCTTTGATTTACCTGTTGCAAACATTGATACAACAACATTAGAAGTTCTTGTGTATGAAAATCCATTAGTAGATTCTTTTGAAACATTTACTCGTGCAGATAATTTTCTGACAATCGATTCTAATTCACTGGTATATTTCTTACAAGAAGGTTTTGGTGGTAACTGGCAAATCTATTTTGGTGATGGTGTTTTAGGTAAACAAGTTATGGATGGCAGTCGTATAGTCGTATCATATCTTGTTACCGAAGGCACAGCATCGATTGGTGCCAATAACTTTACTGCAACAACATCATTAGGTACAAGTTCAGTTATTATTCCTGTTGCATCTACAATTAATGGTGGCGATAAAGAAACTTTAGATTCAATTCGTTATCAGGCCACAAAATCTTTTGGTTCACAAAAACGTGCAATTACTAAAGAAGATTATATTACTGCAATACAACAAAACAAACTAGGTTTTTCTTTTGATGCGGTATCTGCATGGGGTGGCCAAGAAAATAACCCACCAGTTTATGGTCAAGTATTCATATCTGTTAAACCATCTGGTTCATATGCACTATCTAACATACAGAAACAAAAACTAATCAACGAAGTTATTAAACCAGTCTCAATGATGACTGTTGTTCCAACTATTGTTGATCCAGATTATACTTACATTCAGATTACTACCAATGTATATTATGATCCAAAGAAAACACCATTAACTAATGCACAGATAGGCAACTTAGTTAAAAATTCAATTAGTTCATTTGCAGCGAATACATTGAATACATTTAATTCAACATTCTCAATGAGTGACCTTGTTGAAAAAATTGCAATGACAGATAAGTCTATCATTACAAACGAAGCAAAGATCAAAGTACAAAAGAAATTCTATCCAAACTTAGTAACAGGTTCCACTTATAACTTATACTATGGTACACCATTGGCCAAAGGTTTATTTCAAAGTGGTGTTACAAGTTTCCCTGCAATACAATACAAAGACCCCAATAATATTACAAATACAATTGATAATGTACAACTTGAAGAAGTACCATCATCTACTGGTGGTTTACAATCAGTCTCGGTTATTAATACCGGTTTTGCTTATCAATCTGCACCTAAAGTAGAGATTGTTGGTGATGGTACTGGTGCAACCGCACAGGCAGTTGTTGTTGCAGGTAAGATTATCAGTATTGAAGTATTAACACCAGGTTCTGGTTACACAAGTGCAATCGTCAAAATTACTCCACAAGCAAACGATACCACAGGACAATTAGGTGCTGCTGTTGCAACACTAGAAGGTAAATATGGTACACTAAGATTGTATTACTACGATGCCAAAGGTGTTAAAACAGTTCTTAAAGATAATGCAGGTACGATTGATTATAACCAAGGCCTTATTACATTAAAGTCATTTAGTCCAGTTAATGTAGATAATGCATTAGGTCAACTTACAGTTACAGCAAACCCAACAACGTCAATTATTTCATCATCGTATAATAGAATCATTACTGTTGATCCGTATGATACAAATGCGATTATAGTAAACGTAATAGCTAAAACGTAATGTCAACAAATTTAAAAACCTCTCTATTAATACCATCACAACTTCCTGATTTCATCAGGGGTAGTGAAGATTATTCCAAATTTGTTGCGTTCATTCAGGCATATTACGAATGGATGGAACAAGAAGGTGAAGTCATTGACCAATCCAAAAATCTTTTGCAGTACAGAGATGTTGATGAAACTATAGATCGTTTCGTTAAATACTTTGTCAATGACTTTCTTCCTTATTTCCCACAAGATGCATTAGTCGATCAAAGACAAGCGGTAAAGATTGCAAAGACTTTATATGAGTCAAAAGGTACACCTGCATCTTATCAGTTCTTGTTCAGAATACTTTACAATTCTGATTTCGATTACTATAATACAAGTGATGCAGTATTATACCCATCTTCAGGTACTTGGTATGTACCTAAGAGTTTGAAACTATTAACTACCGATCCAAACTTTTTAAATATAGACAATCTCATATTGTTTGGTGAAGATAGTAAGTCATATGCTACAGTAGAAAATTCTATACCAATTGTTAATAATACAAGAATACAGGTATACATTACAGGTATCGATAGAAAGTTCCACTCTGGTGAATATGTTCGTGTATTAGATGGAAACAGACAAGATTATTTGATTAATGGTCAACCACTCAGAGCAAAGATTGTCGGTGAATTAGGTTCTGTTAAGGTAAGACCAGACAAAAGAGGTTTAAATTATGTAAAAGGTGACCCAGTAATTATTTCTGGTGGACTGAGTGCAGGTAGTTCAAATGATGCTATTGCTCGTATTAGTTCTGCAACTACAGGTTCATTGGAACAGATTTTTGTATTAAATGGTGGTCATGGTTTCAATCAATACCCACTTGGCAATTCAACCATAACAATAACTGGTGTACCAGATGGTGCTGCTATTGTTATTGCAGTATTACCTTATGCAAATCAGGCTGCAAACGTATCACTAGTATCGACCAACATGATTGGTAATGTTGCTAGTAATACTATTGGCCAGTCGATGTACAGTTTCTTCAAAGGTAATCCTACTGCAAATGCTAATACAACATTGGCCAATGCATTGGATTTATATTCATTCACTGCATACCCACTTGCTGCAAACTCTGTCATCGTAACTAATCCTGGACATGATGTAGCTAAGAAACCTAAGGCTGTTGCAGATTCAACCTATGTTGGTGATTACTTGGGCAATATTGCCAATCTAAAAAACTTAGGTATCTTGGCACCAATTAAAATTAGAAATGCAGGTGCAGGTTATGTAGCAAACGATGTAATCGTTTTCAATGGTGGTTCAGGTTACGGTGCAAATGCTGTTGTAAATAGTGTATCGAGTAATGGTTCTATCGTATCGGTTAAATTTGTTCCTGGTAAAGGTAATTACCCATTAGGTGGTATGGGTTATACCGATACTACTTTACCTACACTATCAGTTCGTTCTGCCAACAATCAGGCATCAAATGCATCATTGTATATTTCTGGTGTAATGGGTGGTGGTGTAGTTCTAGAACCAATCACATCTCGTGTAGGCCTTATCAACTCAATCGAACTATTATTCAATGGTACAGATTACATTGCAACACCAAATGTATCACTGAGAGTTGAAGATATTCTTATATCAAATGCACAAAGTGTTTTAAGTTTACCTACAAAAGGTGATACACTTTATCAAGGTGATATTACTAATGTGGCTGCATTTAAGGCAACTGTTAACTCAGTTTCTTTATTGACTACAAACAAGAATGACTTCACAAAGAATATGTATAGTGTTAGGGTGTTTGATTATCATTCAATACCAGACCCATCACAGGCATTAAAATTATTAAATGCTAATGTTAATAACTTGAAGATGATGCCAAAAGTTGGTGGTTATGCAGCAAATACATTCTTCAAAGGCAGTCCAGAATTCGATGACAATGGTGTAAAAGTATATGGTGACGGCAATGCTAGAGCAGATGCCATATTCTTCAATGGTGTTGTGTCTAGTCCAGGTAGATACGTTGACTCTAAGGGACAATTAAGTTCTTTTGACGTACTACAAAATGGTATATACAACTCATTTACATATGAGATCACAGTTAAGAAAGAGATTGCAAAGTATAGAAACATACTATTGAATCTATTACACCCATCAGGAACAAATGTTCTTGGTAGATACCAGATGGATTCAGCAAATGCTGTACATCATCATATCGAAGATGCATTGTTTCAAGGTCACACTCTGTACTACTACACAAACAGAGCAGCTGCAAATGCAACAATGATTACCGATGCAACAAATAAGAGTAATAATATAATTCAGTTGAACAATTTGGGTACAGGTACAAACATTGCTGCATTTGTTTTCCCAAATACTTATGTCGCAATACAAACAACAAATGGTCCAAATGTATTTGCTAAGATCATAACAGTTAATCAATCAACAAATACATTCACAGTTGACAGTAATACATGGTTAACCTATCCAAATGTGGCCAATGTTGTTGCAACGACTTCTACAAATACGATAAATATATTGTCATTAACGGGTGCATACGACATTATTAATAATGGAAAATATAGTAACCCAGTTCTACCATTAAAAGATATTGTGTTTGCTGGTGATACAGTTATTGTTCCAAATAACACACAGAAGGTTGTATCAAGTGTAGATTATGTAAATGGTATTATCACATTGAGTTCTAATTTAAGTGCAAACTCAAATGGATATATGACCGTGATTAGAAACTTTGTTGCAGGTGGAACTTATCCAAATGCACAACAAATTATATTCTACGGTCCAACTGGAACACAATACTTCTCAGAATTATCTACAGAAGATGGTTATTCAATAACAACAGAAGATGCACGTAACATCATATTAGGGTAAAAAATGTCTACAGTAAAGATTTCAGAACTAGTAAACCTACCATCAATCTCTGCAAACACATCTAATACAATATTTTTAGGTGTTGATTTGCCGACTAGAGTTACAGGTAAATTTACTGCAACCACACTTGCACAACAATTATATGCCAACAATATATTAAACGTTGGTAATAATATTGTTAATTTGCCTAATACTATCGCACAGTTCTCTTTGCGTGGTGAATCTTACATTCAGACTAACTTGGTTAACTTATCTGATGGTGGTACTGCTGATATGGTTGTTACTGCCAACGTTGGTTCTGGTGGTTCAGATTCGACAAACTTTATTGATATGGGTTGGGCAAATAAGAATTATCAACCTGGATTTGAGTATAACAACATTGGAAATGCGGTCAGTCCTAACGATGGTTATCTGTATGCACAAGGCACATCTGGCCAAAATTACGGTAATCTAATTATCGGAACAACTTCAACTACCTCAAGTTTAAAATTTATTATTGGTGGTGGTTCTGCACAAAATATTGTGGCCACAATGTCAAACACTGGTCTGGTCTTGAATACACAATCATCGATAACATTCAGTGATGGTACAGTACAATCAACTGCTTCACCATCTAATGCATATACAATAGGTGTAAACGCAGCACAGAATACAAACATTGCAGCAGTAAATACTTATTCTTATTCTGCATATGCTAAGGCTAATGCGGCACTTGCTAATACAACAGGTACTTTTAGTGGTACACTGACAGTAACAGGTAATATTAATTCAACAGTATCAAATACTGGTGGTGTTATCATTGCAAATAATGTTATCTATAGTTTATTAACAAGTCAAGATTTAATAATTGGTCAAACTGCGGCAACTGCAAACCTTGTTATCAATCGTGTCTTGAATGTTGTAAAAGACATGACTGTAACGGGTAACTTAACACTTAATGGTGCAAACACCTATATTAATAGTAATATCGTTACCTACGGTACGATGACAACTACTGGTAATGTTGTTACTATTGGTAATTTGACTGCTACCGGACCAGTAACATTCAACGGAAACTTTATCAATAACGGTTACACGATCAACAATGGTTATACTGTACTGAATGGAAATACCACAACAACTGGTAGTTTCATTATGTCAAACCCTAACTTTGCAGCCAACTCTTATGCAATTGGTATCATTGGTTCATCTAGCGGGCAAACGCAAGCACCTATTGCAGATGGTACGATGTTGCAAATTACAGGTAAAGATGGTGTCAATTCCAAATTGATTATTGATGCGGCAGGTGCTGGTGTATATGCATTATTCAATGGACGTTCTATGCGTGGCCTTGCAAATACCCCATCAGCATTATTATCTGGTGATATTATCTCCAAATTTGGTGGCAATGGTTACGGTACGACAGGATTTGGTTCTGGTGTTAATGTAGGTGGTGCATATATGCAATATGTTGCTGCTGAAAACTTCTCAGATACAAACAAAGGTACTAACATTGTATTTGGTGCAACAGCAGTAGGTTCAAATGCAGTTACAACTGCGTTAACTATGTCAAGTAGTAATGCAATATTCACTGGTACAATACAGGCAAATAATATAATAGTTAGTGATGGTGGTGTAATTCAATATACCACATCAAACAATGCAACTGTTACACAACAAACAAGTAAATCTACTGCTGTTACTATTAATTCTAGAACTGGCCAGATTACAACAAATGGTGCAGCATTAAATAAAGGCGTTGCAGTACAATTTACCGTAAATAATAGTTTTATTATTAGTGCTAAAGATGTTATTATTGTAAACATTGCATCAGGAGCTACTGTAGGTTACGACATTAGTGTAAATGCAGTAACACCAGGTAGTTTCAATATTAATATACACAATTCAGATTCTACAGGATCAGGTTCTAATGCATCAGATACCTTAGTAATTAATTTTGCAATCATCAGAGTAGCATAATAAATAAATCATGAATGAAAATCTACTAACAAATCAAGCAAAGACGGTATCAGCCACACAGACTTATTATTCGGCTGTTGCATCGATACCTAATTCAACTATACCTGTCACCAATTACTATTGTTTTTTGTCTAAGGTTGATAAATGGCCACAAGATGAACAGCCACCATTTCCAACACAAGAACCGGCTGCACTAAAGAAGATTATGAAGAACATATTTGCACTGAAAAAAATCGGTGTGAACAATATGTCTCCAGTTATTGAACGTATTGATTGGACTTCAGGCGTAACTTATGCATACTATAAAGATACTTCTGATTTATTTGCACAAGATACAAATGGTTTATTGATAAACAGATTCTACGTTAAGAATCGTTTCGATCAAGTATTCAAGTGCTTGTGGAATAATAATGGGCAACCATCCACAACAGAACCTTATTTTGAACCTGGTACATTTAGTGATAACAATATGTTCCAAGGTGCCGATGGGTACAAATGGAAGTATATGTACACCATTGATATTGGTCTGAAAGTTACCTTTATGGATCAAAACTGGATGCCAGTGCCTCTCAAGAGTCGTGCTCCAGATGCATACACAACAACGGTGGAGGGCACCGCAGGCGCTGGGAACATCGAAGTGATAAATGTACTCAACGGTGGTTCAGGATACGATCCTGCAAACGCCTACATTACTGTTACCGTTTCTGGTGATGGTATAGGTGCCACAGGTACCGCAAATGTGGTTAACGGAGTAATCAACGATGTCTTTATTGGTAACCAAGGCACAGGTTATTCTACCGCTAATGTAACGATTACATCTGCCATTGGTTCTGGTGCAATTGCTGAATGTCCTCCTTCTCCTATCGGTGGCCATGGCAGTGATCTGTTAGGTGAACTAGGATGTTCACACACAATGTTGACAGCACAATTCAATGGTACTGAAAGTACAAATGACGTTAACGTAAGTTTACCTACAGATGTAGACTTTCATCAAGTAGGAATTATTGTAGACCCGACATCAGGTGCAACCACTCCTTATCCAGCAAATGGTATTGTGTATGATGCTTCAACACAGATGACTGTTGCTTTAGGTTTTGGTTCTTATATACAAGATGAATTTGTATATCAAGGCACAGCAGACAACCCAAGTTATAAAGCACAAGTTTTAAGTTTTGACCCTTCATTTAACCTATTGAAGGTCATAAATAGTGTAGGAACACCGGCAGTAAACTTAGGTCTTTTTGGAACTGTATCAAAAACTGCCAGAACAGTGTTAGGAGTTAATCCACCAAAATATACTACCTTCTCTGGTTATATTATCTACATAGAAAACAGAACATCTGTACAGAGAAGTACCGACGGAATAGAACAATTTAAGTTCGTATTAGGTTATTAAGGGAATAAAATGTCACTAAATTTTAATGTTGATCCATACTATGATGATTTTGATCCAACTAAGAATTTTCATCGTATATTATTTAAACCAGGTGCAGCAGTTCAGGCCAGAGAGTTAACACAATCTCAGTCTATTCTACAGAACCAAATCTCGAATTTTGCCGATCACATATTCTCTCAAAATACTCCTGTATCTGGTGGTAAAGTTACTACCAACTTAAATGCTGCGTACATAAAATTACAACCACAATATCAGAACACAGACATTACTGTATCTGATTTTATGAACAAAGAGATTATCGATTCTACTGGTATTGTTCGTGCAAAAGTTGTTGCATATGCAGAAGCAAACATCTCTAATGGCCAAATCATCGAGTATCCAACTCTGATTGTAAACTATTATTCTGGTGCTCAGTTCAGTGACAACATGGTTGTGTATTGTGCAGACGGTTCAAACACACTCGCATTAACTATTGGTATAACTGGTGGTACCACTTCAATTGGTAATGCTTCTACTGCATCTATTTCTCAAGGTATTTTTTACGTTGTAAATGGATACAGTAACTCATCTACACCTAACCAAGATGGTTCTTATTCTAAGTATTCTATTGGTAACTTTGTATCTGTATCACCACAAACAACAATTCTTTCAAAGTATAATAACAAACCATCCTATCGTGTTGGTCTGTTAATCAATGAATCAGTTGTAACTTCAATTGGTGATACATCATTACTAGACCCTGCTGTTGGTGCATCTAACTATCAGGCACCAGGTGCAGACAGATACCAGATTAGTCTAGAACTAATTGCATTGCCTTTAACATTAGGTAATGATTCGGCATTTATTGAACTGTTAAGAATAGATAATGGTACAATCGTAAAACAAGTTGATGGTACAGTATATTCTGTTATCGATGACTACTTTGCAAAACGTGATTATGAAACCAACGGTGACTATGTTGTTAATGATTTTAAATTAACTCCTGTTGCAAATACAATTAACTCTGCACAATTTGATATAAAAGTTGGTAAAGGCCTTGCATACATTCATGGTTATAGAGTTGAAAATCAATCAGACATTTTACTGACAGACGACAGAGCAAGAACAACAACAACTATAAACAACAACGGTGTTTTCTTTGACTATGGTAATTACCTTATCGTAAGTAGTGTGAAAGGTACCTTTGATATTACCACCTCACCTAAGGTAGATTTACACTGTGTGGCCAATGCGAATGTTGTTTCAACTAATACAACCACATATAATTCAACATTAGTTGGTTCAGGATATATTAGAAACTTACAATATGTAACCAGTGCTTCGAGTGGTAACACATCGTCATATGTGTATAATGCTTATCTAGCAGACTTGAGTACAAACATTTTAACTGGTAATGCAACAAGTGCTACTGCAACTACGATTCAGTTCTATGATGTTAATGGTACTTTCTCTAATACATCAAATGCATATATCAATGCAACTCTCGCATTGACTGGTGGTTCTAGTGTAGGTGATAGACGAACAATCATAGCCTATAATGGCACAACCAAAACTGCCAATGTTAATGCTCCATTTACAGTAACACCAGATAGCACAACAACATTCTCAATTGTATTTGAAACTGCTGATATTGAATCACTCGTAACAAGAAATAGTAGTAATTCAATCATCGCAACAGCAAACATTGATCCAACGGGTAAGGTAAATGGCCTTTCTACTGGTGACACAATACTCAACAATCCAAATACACCAGAATTAATATTCCCTGTTGGTGCTCCATTTGTTGCAAACGTATCTAATAGTAACTATGTTACAACAAGAGTATTCAGAAATAAATCATTCACTACTTTATCTGGTCTATCAACACTAGTATTAACTATACCAACCAGTACACCTGAATCTTTTATTGGTAATATTGGAACTCTAAGTGGTGATGTTATTAAACAAAACTATACTGTAATAGACCGTTCTACAGGTAAAATTTTAGATTTTGTTTCGAGTGGCAATGTAGTATCAATCACATCAAATACTAAACAACAAGTTACATTTACATCAACAACATATTCAAACCCAACTGTAGATGTTATTGCAGATATTAATGTATCAAATGCAGACAATACCACAACAATTCTAAAAATTAAAAATCTTGTTGTGGGTAATACAACAGTAGCCAGTGTTTCTGGACCTAGTGGTATTATTGCATCAAATACTTATGTTGACTTAACAAATGGTCAAGTGTATATCAAACGTGGTGCAATAACTACAATTAATTCTTTATATGTTTCTGACGTTAAGAGAATTACTAAAGTTATTGATTCAAAAGATCCGACAGTTGCTGTTACTAGTGCAATGTTAACCAATCCTGCATATGATGTAACAAGTAAATATGTTTTAAATAACGGCCAAAAAGATAGTATGTACGATCATGCATCAGTCAACTTAGTTGCTGGTGCTAACTTACCTGTTGGTAATCTATTGGTTGTATTTGATTTCTATGCACACGTTGGTGGTGACGGTTACTTTAATGTAAATTCATATCTTTCACCAAAGTCAACATCACCAGAAGATTATGCATCTATTCCTACTTACACAAGTA